CAGGCGGCGGCGGGATAATGGCCGGCATAGGCTCCGGTTTGTCTACCGCAGGCTCCGCCGTGATGGCCGCACTTCAAGCAATACCTGGCTGGGGCTGGGCGCTTGCAGGAGCGGCGGCGCTTGCGAAGATTATGGACGATTCTGGCACGATGAGTTCGAACGCGGGGATGCTGTTGCATGACGTACCCGGCGCGAAGGCCGACCAGAAGTTCGACGTTCCCGCATTCGCCTCTGGCTTTGATCCGGTAGGATTTGCACGCCGCGAAGACCAAGGGGCTGCTGGTCAGATTATCGACACGTTTCGAAATTACGACGCAGCACTGACAGACATGGCACGGGCTGCTGGCCTATCCGTGAACTTGAACGCGTCACATTTCCGCAGTATGGGCATGAGCGAAACCGGGCAGGGCGACGGCGTTTTTGTCGGAAATGCAGCCGAAGCCGGCAAAGCAAAATCCAAACCACTTGATCAGCAGGTGAACGAATACGTCAGATTGTGGATTGAGGGCATGGGAACTCAGATTGACGCCAACGCAAAGAATCAAATTCTATCCGCTGGATCTGCAAACGCCATGCTCGAAAAAGCCGCGATGTTGGTCGGCGGGATTGACGGCTCTCTCAATGGTGGTCTCGATTACGTACCTTTCGACGGCTATCGAGCAGAGCTGCACCGGGGCGAACGGGTACTGACGGCAACTGAATCGCGCCAAATGGACGCCGGATGGGGTAAAATGGCTTCTGAGCTGTCGGCCATGAGAGCGATGATGTCAGAGACCGCCCGTGCGACGTCAAGAACCGCTGACCTGCTGTTGCGTGTAACTCGCGATGGTGAATCTCTTGTAACGGTAGCCGCATAATGCAAGTCATCCCACCAGCAACCATTGGCGACTCGCAGCTAACTAGCAGCACGGTTCCCGAAGCCGTGGCATCAACGTATAACTCCGGTACGACATACACGATCGGGGCACGGGTAGGGCTTGCTCCGGTAAACGGTGTCGCTCAGACCGTCTGGGAATCCAAGCAGAACTCAAACACTGGCAACGCGCTTGTTGAAGGGGTGTGGTGGACAAATGTCGGGATTGTGTACCCGGTGTGGAATTCTGGGCATAACTACGACATCGGCGATATTGTCAGCGTAATTGCAAGTCACAAGCTCTATCAATCGCTCGTCTATCCAAACAGCAACAAGGCTGTGACCGACACTGCAAGCTGGGAATTACTCGGTGCCACGAATCGCTGGCGAATGTTCGACTACACTCGCAACAATCAAACCGAAAAGCCTGGAAGCATCACGGTTGTGGTGGCTCCTGGCGTTCGCTGTGATTCGTTCGCAGTCACCGGACTGGGTGGATCGTCCTACAGTCTCACCGTTACCAGTGTATTAGGCGGCGGCACGATCTACAGCGAAACCGGCACGCTGAATACCCGCACCACGACAAGATGGTACGAATACTTTTTCGGCCCGTTTGCTCAAAAAGAATCGCTCGCCGTTTTCGATATACCGCCTTACACCGATTCTATTTTCACTTTTACCGTCACAGCCGCAGCCGGTAGCGCATACTGTGGGGCGCTCGTACTCGGTCGCAGCGTTTATATCGGCGCTACACAGTACAATGCGGTTTCTGATACGTTGAATTTTTCTACCGTTGATCGTAACGTTGATGGCAATGCTGTTCTTACTCAGCGCCGGAACATTCCAACGACCACGCAAACGATCTGGGCTGAAAAATCGGCGGTTAATAAAATCAGGGCTGTGCGTGACGAACTTAACGCGACCCCTGCATTCTGGTATGGAATCGCGGACGATGACGACGGCTATTTTGAGGCGCTGGCGGTATTGGGCGTGTACAAGGAATTCGTAATAAACGTGGCCTTGCCTGAAAAGGCAGTTGTAAACATCAAGGTGGAAAGAATATGACAACGATCACGCAAAACATTTCCAGTCTGGGGAGTGTGCCAACTACGGCAGACCCGGCGACTTTCGACAGTCGCGCCGATACATTTCTCGGCACTGCATTGCCGACGTTGAGAACCGAGATAAACACTTGGGCTGGCCAGGCCAATACCGTTGCTGGTGAGGTCAACACAAACGCGACCAATGCAGCAGCTAATGCCGCTACAGCGACAAGTGCAAGCTCAAGTGCTACAGCAAGCGCTGCTTCAGCAACGGCATCAGCATCGAGTGCCACCGCAAGCGCAACGAGCGCAGCGGCTTCATACGACAGCTTTGATGACCGATACCTCGGCGCTAAAACGTCTGACCCAACGCTAGACAATGATGGCGGCGCACTTTTAACAGGTGCTCTGTACTTTAATAGCGTCGCAAGTGAAATGCGGGCTTATTCAGGCGCTGCGTGGCTCACTGCCTATCTACCAGCGGCTGGGTATGCAGTCCTGAGTGCTAACACCTTCACAGGGGCGCAAGAGTGGGCTACCGGCATAGCAATAGCGTCAGCCTCTACGATCAACCTCAACACCGCAACAGGCAATCGCGTCCACATCACCGGCACGACAACGATCACTGCTGTTACCCTGACCCGTGGGCCTAGAACAGTGATCTTTGATGGCATCCTGACACTGACTCATAACGCTACGACTAACAACCTGCCGGGTGCTGTGAACATAACAACGGCGGCTGGCGATAGGGCAATTTACGAAAGTGACGGGACGACTGTTTACTGTGTGAGTTACATCAAGGTTAGTGGCGAGCCGGTGGTTGCAGCGGCCAGCTTCAGTAACAACAAGGCTTACTTTTTCGCAGGATTTTGAGGATTAGATTATGGCTTCTGGAATTTTAGGTCAGTCAGCACCAAGTGCTACAACCAACACAACGGTTTATACCGTCCCTGCGTCTAAGACGGCTACGTTTAACATAAGCGTATGCAACAGAGGCAGTACCCTAGCAAACATTCGATTGGCGATAGCAGCTACTGGAACTCCTTCTAACTCAGAATACATTGAATACGATACTGAAGTCCCTGCTTATAGTGTTTTTGAGAGAACGGGCATTGTAGCTCAAGCTACAAAAAATACAGTTATCTATACAGATAGCGCAAGTTTATCTGTTTCTGTTTACGGGTATGAGGAGTAAGTTATGGGGCGCACATCCAAAGAAGTCCAAGTTCCAATCAATGGCTCAATTTATCGCAATAGTGCAAGCAACGGCATTATTGTAGAGGCAGACGGAGCGCAATATTTGCCGTCAACTTTGACCGTTTCTCTTAGTTCGGCAGATTATCCAAAATATGTAGCATTAAATAGTTTAACTCCAACTCCACTTCTTGGCAGTATAAATAGCGGCGCTGCTAAAAATTGGGGAACAATAGTTTTTCAACCAAATAATTATTCTACTGCACAATATAACCCACGAGGGACTACTGACGCATATTCGTATATGCCCTTTGTAGGAAGGGTTGGTAAGAATAGATTTGTAGGAATGTCAGGAACAAACTCAACAAATACAATTGTTCAGCACCAAACTGGTGGCTATAGGCAAAGTTACGGTCAACCAATACCTGCTGCGGTTTTTAATGCGACTACAGGTGCAATGGTCTCAATGCCCGTACCTTTTGCAATAGCAGCTTGGTACGACTCCTCGACTAGCACATTCAGAGTTATAGGAAGTGAACAATATTATAATTCTGCATCTCTATATACCTCTACTGCGGGCGCTGCTTGGACAAAATCAAGTATTACATATGTTTCAGTTACAAATACTTTTACTGTAGAGTATTTTGGTGATCAAACGTACTACAACACCGGAGCAGTTCGAGATGGTCTCAAGTTGTATTTTCAATTAAAAAATAATGCAAACGCTGGCGCATATAGTTTTTACAAATCTTTAAACGGTGGAGCAACAGTTACTGAAATTTCAGCAGCAGTTGATCTAACAAGTAACACTTACTATGTTCCTTGTTTAATGAGTTCATTTTGTAGATTTGCAATGAACTACGATGGAACTACTATTTTCTGTAGTACAAATAATGCATATAGATATTCGACTAACGATGGTGTTTCATTTTCTAGCTCAACATTTTCAGGTGTAAGTTCAGTCTACAATACAACTCCGCACGGAGCATTTTCAGCCGGAGACAATTCAAGCACCTTTATGCTCGTTTTTAGTGCTGCAACTACATCCAATAGAATTTATGTAACAACTAATGGTGGGCAATCCTTTGTAACTTATAACTGGACTCCTGCGGCTACCATAAATGCTTCTTATCAACAGATGCCGGGAGACTACGATTCAGCAAATTCAAGATGGTGTTTTGTTTATGGAACTACGTCTGGCTGGTATGCGGCTGTTTCTATAAATGCTGGCGCCACTTGGACGCATAATTTAATTCAAAATGCCTCATCTGACGATTCTAGTATGGGTATGGTTTTTCTAGGATCAGTTTGGTATGTATATGGATCAATAGGGATTTGGAAATCTACTGACGCAGCCACTTGGACAAATGTTACTTATAACAGCGCAACAACAAGTTATGGTCAGCCTTACATGGAACTTACTGATTATGTAACAATAGGACAAAATGTTATTAAGAAATCAGACTTTTCAGTTGCTACTATAAATAATTACTCTGTTATTGCTAATGCGTCTGGATATCAAAAAACTTTTGTAAACTATTTAGCTTCTGATGCAATTATTCAGGTGCAAACTCAAAGACCACAATATCCACTATTTGTAACGTCTGCGACTGCTGCTACAGCAACAAACTATAGCCCCTACCCTTATAGTAACCAGCAACAAACTGCGGGCATATCGCCTACTAATATTGAGTATTGGAGAATCAAATGAGAATTGCACCAACATCGTTTTTCTTTGAAGCTACTGATGCGCCTCTTGCAGCTACCACTGAGTCTGCTAAAGAATTGCTGGTAAAATATAATGCAGATTTAGCCGCTGATAAGTTTGATCAAAAAGATATTACATTTGATGGATATAAAAATTATTTAGATAGCGTTATTGAGCGAGGTGGGATACACCCTGCCTTTCCTGCCTATCCAAAGTATAAATAACTCCAACAGCATGAAGTATTCCCGCTAACAACGGCTGGTCTATAATCTATGCAAGTAACGGAGTAACCATGCTCACCGACGAAACAGCATTATTACGCCAGATAATCCGCGAAGAGATGAAGTCCGTTCTCAAGGAAGTTGGGCTGCACGGTCGGTAGGCGACAGCATACCGCCGCCCTCACTTTCTCACGCCTGGAGAGTTCGGCCTGTGCAAGCAGGCGAATGCTTCGTGCTAGTGTCTCGTTGATAGGCTCCATGTAGTCAGCATGTAACAGCGCAGCTTTCAGTTCTTCGGTTGTCGGGGTCATACATCCTCCTGCGCCATAAGCGCCTTTATCCTGGCCTACACTACTTGTTGAATCGGTGCCATCAGTCCGCGCATTTCAGCTTCAAGCGCGTCCAGTTCGGCAATGAATGACTTGATTTCGGCGAGCATTTCAGCAGCGCGGGCGGCGTCAAACGGAAAACGCTTGCAGCGGTATTGCAGGGCTTCCGGCAAGCGGTCATCGAATGAAACAAAGTGGCACCACTTGCGGCCAGTGCAGACCATTTGCATTGTCATCTGCCATTCGTAACCGCTGTCGATTTTGCCGGTACGGATGAAGTCAACATGCTGGGCAGTGTTCGGGCATTTGATCTCAACCAGACCATCATCGCCCACAAGCCCGTCAGGACTCGCGCCAGCCATCGGGATACCGGGGCAGGGGATAAAGCCAACCTCTTGCACCATCACGCCCTGATCCACTTCGTAGGCACTGCGGGCAATGGCTTCCAGATCGGTACCGCGTTGCATTGCCGCGCTGGTGAAGCCTTCCTCACGCTTGCCGGTCAGGCGTTCGCACAACAACTGCATCATGTAGTTGCGGCGGCTGGCGCTTGGGCCTGACTTCGTTTTGGCTATCAAGTCGGAAATCTTGCTGGCAGTTACCCGGCCAAGCCTTGCCACATACCAAGCATCTTCACGCTGCTGCATCTGACACCTCCGACACAGCAAGTTGAGCTTTGCGCGTATCCTTGGCCCTTGTCAGTGCTTCGCGGTCTGCCTTGCCTGCGCAAGCCTTCCACGATGTTGCAAATGCTTGCTGCAAGAATTCCATATTAGAAGCGTTGTTGATGCCTTCAATGTATCCATCAAGCTCAGGGTTCACGACTTCGCCGGCAATCGCCGTGGGCGCTGTGTAATCCTGCAACTGTTGCGGCATGTCCTCGGCTTCCTCGCGTGTAATCAAACCGGCAAGGGCGTCGGCAAACTGTGACCGCAAGGCAAAGCCTCTGGCGCGCATGGCAAGCATTCGTTTCGGGTATTGTGTCCAGGGGCCGGCCTTGCCCCACAGGTTTGCTTTCTGCGCATCAGCTTGGCCGAACGTCTGCGTGTGCTTTGTTCCATTTTTACGCCAGACAGTGCAGGTGGCAACCATGCCAGTTTCGTTGAATAACTCTTCCATGCCACCAAAGGCCGGATGGTTCTGCACCAGTGCGGCCAGCGCATCGCCGTAAATGCTCGGCTTGCCGTTGATTACCGCGATGTTTTGCAGCGACTGGATCGGATTCAATCCCAGTTCGCTGCCCATCATCATTGCGATAAGCGTGTCTTCAGGTTTGTTGGTGTAGCACTTCGGCACCATGCTGGACTTGCACAGCATTGTTGCCATCGTCATTGCTTCGGTCATTGATTGCGGGGCCAGCGCGAAGCCACCCCGTACTGTTAATGCGTTCATGTTCTAACCCTCGGTTTCGTTAATTGCGATCTTGCATCTTTGATCTGCCGCAGTGCAGCGTGTGCCGCAATCTGCCGCAGTATTTCGGTGTCGTCCGTGCTAGTGATGAGTGCGAGCAGCTTCGTGGCTTCGTGCAATTGGTCAACGTGCTGGCGTAGGTCATTCATTCGGCACCTCCACCAACTGTTTCGGCTTCGGATTCCTGCGCACAAACCTTTTGCCCTTGCGGATTACGACATGGCAACCGTCTGGCGGCGTAGGATTCCTCCACATTGCAAGGATTGCTTGCACGCTCAAAGTGAACATGCAGCCTGAAAGGAATATCGTAAAGTAAGCCGCGACTATCATGCCGCACCGCCTGCAATCCAGAGCATGATGAACAGCGCCACAACAGCCGCAGCGTGGAGCTGCGCGGCTTGGCTCATTGCATCCCTGTCGGTGTTGCGTGTCGCCATTGGTTTTCTCGTTTTCAAAACGGCAGGCCTCTTGCGGCGAGAGCTTCGGTAACGCTCTGACTGAACAAACAGTGATTGATGATTCGCGTGGCAGAGTCGCGGGCAATGAATTTGACCGGGTTGAAATCGGCCATCAGGTAATTTACCACTTCGACAGCGCGGGCTTGATCGCCGGTCAGAATCCATTCGTGCAGCAGATCGGCTTTCTCGGTTGCTGTGCAAAGGCTGACAAGCTGATTGTAAAACTGGACTTCGCCGTCAATGCTGAATGCATAGTCGCGGCTTCCGGTAACATAGATCAGCCCGTCATCAACAGCAGCATCAATCGCTGCCTTGATCTTGCTATCAAGATCAGCCTTGGGAGCTTTCGCTCTGCTGCTATAAGTCGGGCAGTCCATAACTGCCGCGTGATACTGTTGATTGGTGTTGTTCATTTCCTGCCCTCGTTGTGGAAGTAAGGCAATCTTTGCACATGCCAATACACCTTGCAACACTAATTTCAAAAATATTTTTGCATTTTAGCAGGATTGTAGTTTATGATCGGCCCAACAGGAGGAACTATGACCAAAAAACAACCAACTGCCCCAGAGTGCATTGCAGACCTCATGGCCAACCGCTACAGCCTGACAGCCATAAGCGCAATGCTTGAAAGCTCAGAAGGTGCATCATCCGTGCCTTTATTGAGCAGGATCAAAACCGGCCATCATATAGCCAGCCAAAAAACAGCTGCCGCGCTCTTTAAGTTGGCAAAATTGCACGGCCTGTCGTCGTTAAGGCGGCGAGCATGATCGACCACCGTTCCCTGATAGCCGCCCTGATCGTTGCCGGCATATCCCTGGCCCTGCTGCTGGCATCGAAAGCAGAGCCAGCCACACCGGGAGAGATTGGCCTGTGCGCCATCTTCTTCGGCTTGTTGATCAGTGCCGGAATGGTCGGTCTGCTGGTTACAGTGACTCCGCTTTGGGGGGTTCTGTAGGTGAACTTCTACAAGCACCACATAGGCGACTACGACTCGCACACTTCACACCTGACATGGTTTGAGGATATGGCATACACGCGCTTGCTGCGTCTGTACTACCGCCGCGAGCTGCCGCTTCCTACTGACGTTGCGCAAGTTTGCAGGCTGGTACGCGCTACAGGAAAGCCAGAGCGCGAAGCAGTGCAAACCATGCTGTCTGAATTCTTCACGCTTGAATCGGATGGCTGGCATAACAAGCGGTGCGACCAGGAAATAGGCATAGCCCAAGACAAGGCATACAAGAACCGAATGGTTGGCAAATTGGGGGGCAGGCCGAAGAAAAATGAAACCACAACGGTTCCAGAAAATAACCATGATGGTTTTGAAATGAAACCCACAGATAACCCTAGCCAGACACCAGACACCAGACACCAGACACCAGACACCATTCCTTCGCCAGAGGCGCAGGACGACGACAGGCTTGCTCGCTGGATGTTCGGCCTGATTAACCAAGCCGTACCCGGCACCAAGCAGCCGAAGTTCGACAAGTGGCAAAACACGATACGCTTGATGCGTGAACGCGACTCTCTGACCCACAGGCAAATTGCCGAAGTGTTCGCATGGGCAAACCGGGACGCATTCTGGCAAACCAATATCCTTTCGCCCGACAAGCTCCGCGAGAAATTCCCCCAACTGCAAGCCAAATCACAGGAGACCCCGCATGGAAAACGTGACCAACATACTCGCCAAACAGCTACTGACCGAATCAATGCAGCCCTTGGCGAAGCCTTCGGCGATACCGGCACCGGAATCGTTCTTGAAGCAGATTTTGACCGAATTGACGCACATGAAATTACTGACTGCCGATCCGGGAGCGTACCGAGTGTGGTCTGAAGGGCTTGCAGATTTGCCGGTGCCGGCGATCCGCATGGGAATGCGCAAGGTGAAGAATTTCACCGGCTTCCTGTCGCTGCCAGCTTTCCGCGAACTCTGCCGAATCACCCCCCAGGATTTGGGATTGCCGGAAACGCGTGACGCCATGAGCGAAGCCTGTTGCGCGCAGGACTGGCAAACCCACAACTGGACGCACCCCGCGATCTATCACGCCGCTTACTCAGTCGGCAGCTACGACATGCGCCACATGACAAGCCGCGAACTGTTCCCGCTGTTCGATGTGGCATACCAACAAGTCGTGCGCCGCGTGCTTGCCGGTGAGTCGCTGGAAGTTCCGGCATTCAAGGCGCTGCCCGAATCCGTTCACGTTTTAGCTTCTGAAGAATCCGCCCGCGCCAAGCTGGCTAGGATCAAGGAGCTGTTAAAATGAGCCTGACACCTGTACAGATCGAACAGGCTGCGAACCGCTACAACGAAGGCATCAGCGTTGAAAGGCTGGCCGCCGATTACAGCATATGCGCTAACTCCATGCGCAAAGCCCTGCGCAAGGCTGGTATGACCCTGCGCACACTGGCAGAGGCTAGGGCGCTGCGATCAAACCGTGACTGCCCGAATTTTGTCTGCCCGCGCTGCGACCAACCAGGCAAAAAGAAAGTCAGCCGCACCGTTTGCGTTGCTTGCGTTCAGGCCGAACAGCGCCAGCGGTGGCAGGACAGGAAAGACCGTTCGATTGATGGCACTGAGCAGCTTTCAATTGCTGCTGTCGGCGGCTGGCAGGCTGCAATGGCTTCCGATTACTTGCGCCGGCCTTGGCCGCTACAGGTGACAGCATGACTCCGCGCATGTGCAAAAACGGCTGCAATGCTGAGTGCTACACGGCACGCCTTGTTTGCAAGCGGTGCGTTGCTGATGAGGCTCTGGCCCGCAAGCGTTTCCGCAGTGATAAACTTGTGAAACGCGGCAGGCCGAAAAAAGTTGACGGCAACGTGCAAAGGTTGGCGCGGATTGAATCAACGCCGCTTGAAGGATTTAATTCAATCATGGGCCGCATGGCCTCGGTGTCGTTGAGGGTGAGCGCATGAACAAGCTAAAGCTCCTGCAAGAGTGGCAGACCACCATCAAAAACAGCGACAGGGCGCTGGCCGCGCTCGACAAGGCCATCGGTGTGAATGATGGGCCATTAAAGCAAAGCATATGGACGATGCAGGCGACATACACCCGCGCCATTTCGTTGATTATCGGCGACGAGTTCGAGTGGCTGGAATGGTTCGCAATTGATAACGAAATGGGCAAAAAGGGGCTGACGGCAAGCGCCGGAACTGGCAAGCCGCTGAAGCCAATAAAAACACTGGCACAACTTTTAGCTGTAATTGAGGGGGCAAAGTGAAAGACACGATAACGCTAGACCGGCGCGAAGCCGAGGAAATCATTTTCGCATTCATGCAGCGCGAAGACGACCGCGATCAACTGGCACTACCGGCGAACAACGACGAGCAGAGGCTTGCTGCAATGGTGAGCGATAAATTAGCTGGTAGAATCCCATGAGCCGCCCCACACTACCACCACCGCCCGCAGGATTCAGCCCGGAAGAAATCGCCGCGCAAGTTGCCGTTTTTGAGGCAAGAGGCGGAAAGATTCAAAGCAAGGCAAGCGGCGAACAGGTATTGCCGGCGTCCATCAACATGCACACTCAAAACGATCAGGCGTGGCGCGTGAAGATCGACGGCGAGGCCAAGAAGCGCCGTGCAAATTGACGAAAAAACCTTCCTTGTGAATTCGCCTGTCGCCGTGCTGGCGTTTGTGAATTTCATGCAGTCGCTGTTCCGTGAACATAAATACATTACGTTCACCTGGCGCATTGGTGCGGATAGGTCGCTGGATCAAAACGCCTTGCTTCATGTTTGGCTGACCGAGTACGCCGCACACCTGTTGAACAAAGCGAAGAAAGCAGTAACGGAAGCCGAACTGGAAGGCATCAAGAAAGTCGCAAAGAGGCGTTACTACACCGAGACAGGCGCGGCATGGATGGTAATCAGGCCGATTGATCCCTGGACGGGCGAGGCGGGCGCATTGCAGTTGAGATCGTCGAAGGAATACACGCGAGGCGAGATGTTCATTTTTCTGTGCTGGCTGCAAAACATCGCTGCCGGCGATGGGCTGGTGCTGGAATCGCGTGGCGAGTTCTCAAAATTTCAGAGGGAGCAAGCGGCTTGACCACAGCAACGCGCAAATGCTCCCACTGTGGCGACCGCTTCCGCCGTGAAGTCGGGATCGTGCAGGGCTTGCAGGCGTGGTGCAGTGAAGATCACAAGATCGAATGGGCAATACATGCCGGCAGGAAGCGGCTGAAGGTAAAAGCGCGGAAAGACAAGGCAGAGACAAAGGCCAAGCTGAAAACGCGCTCTGAGTGGCTGAAGGAAGCGCAGGCCAGCTTTAACGCCTACATCCGGGCGCGTGACCAGCATTTGCCGTGTGTGAGCTGTGGGCGTGGCAACAACGTGAAGATGAATGCCGGCCATTACCGCAGTGTAGGGAGTATGCCCGCGCTACGGTTCGAGCCGTTGAATTGCTGGAAGCAGTGCGAGGCGTGCAACAGCTACCTATCCGGCAACCTGATTGAGTACCGGAAAGAACTGCTGATGCGGATTGGGCCGGATCGCTTGGCGTGGTTGGAAGGCCCGCATGAAGTCAGGAAGTACACGGTAGAGCAGATCAAGGAATTAAAAACCGAGTACAAGGACAAACGGCAGCAACTTGAGGCTAAAAAACATGAGCAAGCACTGGAACTGGAAAGCAGTCCCGCCAGAGATGGCCGATCTGCTTGAAACCAACACGCAAAAGAAAACGCTGGCGATGCTGATCGAAGGAAAAACGCAGCCACAAATCGCCAAAATTGAGCAGATCGCCACACGCAACGTAAACGCACGCGCAGAGCGCATCAAAATCATGTTGCGCAGGCATGGCTACGACCCAGAGCAAGGCCTGACAAGGATTACGCCGCCGCCATTTGCGGTGAAGGGCCGCAGCGAACTGGTGAAGGTTGCTGAAGATGGATCTGAAACGGTTGCGATGTATTGGAACAAAACGGAGACAGACAAGGACAAGCACGCGCAAGCATTTGCGGAAGCGGTGCAGGAACTATCAAGCGGCATTGAACCGTTCAAGCCAGTAAAAGCGCCAGCGCATCAGATTGCCGACAGCCTCACGCTTTACACTTTGACCGATTTCCACTTGGGCATGTATTCGTGGGCTGATGAAACCGGCGCAAGCTGGGATATGGCGATTGCAGAGCGCGTGCTGCTAAATGCGTTTGCGGCAATGATCGAAGGTAGCCCAAATTCGGAAGTGGGTATCTTTGCGCAGCTTGGTGATCTATTGCACTGGGACGGATTGCTGGCAATGACACCGACAGCCAAAAACGTGTTGGATGCTGACACCAGGTTCCCGTTGTTGGTGCGTACTGCAATCAGCGTTTGCCTGAAAGCCGTTGAAATGCTGTTACACAAGCACAAGCGCGTTCATGTGCTGATGGCAGAGGGCAACCACGATATTGCGTCTAGCGTATGGCTGCGGGCGATCATGTCGCACACTTTCCGCGCCAATGCTCGCGTGACTGTCGATGACAGCGCATTCCCGTTCTACCACTACCGCTGGGGCAAGGTGTTTATCGGCTGGCATCACGGCCACTTGCAGAAAATGGACAACCTTCCGCTCTTGTTCGCCACTGATCCAAAGTTCAAAAGCGAATATGGTCAGTGCGAGTTCACCTACATCCACACCGGCCACATGCACCACACCAAGCTGATCGACAAGGGCGGCATTGTTGTTGAGCAGCACCCAACCCTATCGGCAAGGGACGCACACGGCGCTCGCGGCTTCCTGTATTCCAACCGCGAAGCCAAAGCGATCACCTACCACAAGACGGCTGGCGAGATTTCGCGCTGCACGATTCGGCCTGACTTGCGCGAATTCAAGGGGGGCGCATGATCTGCTTCCGCGACAAAAAGTTTTGTCCGTACTGGCAAGCCTGCACCAACAGCGAAACATGCGACAGGGCAATCACGCCGGAAGTCATAGCCGACGCTGTGAAATGGTGGGGCGCTGAAGATTTCCCGATTGCGATGTTTTCGGAAAAGCCAAGTTGTTTTGAGTTTGCGGCGGTATTTGCCGCAACATCGGCAGGCGGCAAAACATGACGCCTAACCACCGCAAGCTGCTGGAACTCTGCATCGAAAAAGGGATCACTTACGGATATGCCCGCGCTCACAAGCACACAGACAGACCCGATGGGCGAGTCATAACGGAAGCGGTCGAGCGGGCGATATGGGAAGAACTAGACGAGTGGTTTGACTGGCAAGCGGACGTCTAATGACCACCGTGGCCTATTGCCTAAAATCCAAAACCGTTGCCACTGATTCGCGCATTGTCGATGCCGCTACCGGCGAGCTGTTCACGGACACCGCCAGCAAGCGTTACCAGCGCGGGCGGATCACCTTGTTCATGGCCGGCGCTGTCTGTGACTTTGAAGAAGTGGCCAATACTTTCATTGCGGGAAAACATGGGTGCCGAAAATCGCTGGACGTTCACGCATTGATCTGGACTGGCGGGAAGCTGTTCGAGGCAATGGCAGACAGCGGCATTTTATCGTGGCATCCGGTAGTGGCTGACAGAGGCGCAATCGGCAGCGGTTCAAGCTACGCACAGGCTGCGCTTGATGCTGGCGCTACACCTTTTCAAGCGGTCAAAGCAGCGGCCAAACGCAACGTATTCACGGGCGGCAAGATTGTGTTGCACAGACTGGACAACCGGCAATGATCGGCTGGATAGCGAACGTCTTGCAAATAACCGGACTCGTGTTGCTTGGTAAAAAAAATTCCATCGGCTGGCTGTTCGGCATTGCCGCTGAAGTGCTGTGGATAGTTCGGGCAGGCGGAAAAGACATGCCGGATTTGATGTTCATCAGCGTTGTTTACATTGGCGTGGCTTCTTACAACTGGATCAAATGGGGGCGGGCATGAACTACGAAAACGCGGTGCTAAACGAAAGGGAAAAGACTCACGGCGACTTTGCCGACACGGCGGTGATTGCGCAAATCCTGAAGGCAGTTATAGCAGATTATCGTGAGCAGAACTGTAAGGAGTGGCCGGCTGTGCAGCTTGAGGCAATGGACATGATATGCACGAAGATCAGCCGGATCGTTTCGGGCGACAACAACTGCAAGGACTCGTGGGACGACCTCGCAGGCTACGCAAACCTTGTAGGCGAGCGGCTGAGATGATCCTAGCCCTGTTCATCAATTCTTTCTGCTACGTTGGCCTGAAGGTCTGGCAGCAGAAAAACGTCATTGGCAACCACTACGCATGGATGGTGCCTACTTCGTACCTAATGGCAGCAGGCGAGGTCTACGGCGTTTCGGTGGTATCGCGTGGCGGATTCCAATGGCAAATCGTGGTGGCAATCGGTACGGGGGCATGGATCGGCGCGTTTTGTGCTATGGCGCTTTACAATTGGCTGAATCGGCGCAAAAATAGAGCCGCTTAAGGCGAGACTCACACAGGCGCAGCACCGTGGACGATTGGGCGAAAGATTTGACGGCAGTTGCTAGTCAGTGGGTAGCTTATGTGTGGTTTTTGTTTCTCGCTGCGTGGGGCGGGGCCGTGTCTTATATCGGGCGCGTTCGTAGCGGAAAGACGCCATTTTCAATCATCGAAATGATCGGCGAATGCGCCATTTCAGGCTTTTCCGGTGTGATGACGGCCTACATTTGCGCCAGTGCCGGGTTCAACTTCTTCTTGACCGCCTTTCTTGTCGGAGTGGCTGGCCACATGGGCGGCAGAGCAATAGCCATGATGGAACAGACCGCTGGCGCAAAAATCGCTCGTATTCTTGGCGCTGAACCGGCAGAAAAACCATGACTCCAGAATTTATCAACCGCTGGATACTCCCGGCAGCTTTCAGCCTCTTGCCTGCTGAATACGATACGCCAGCCGCTCGCCGGCTGATGATTGCGATAGCACTACAGGAAAGCCGGTTCAAAGCCCGCAGGCAGATGGGGCAGGGGCCGGCCAGATCATTCTGGCAGTTCGAGCGTATCGGCGTTGAGGGCTTGCTGGTCAAAGTAGACAAAGCCAAGACCGCCAGCCGGCTTGCCGACATATGCAATGCAATGGGCGTCCGGCCTGTTGTTGATGACATTCACGCGGCTATTGAGCACAACGACATTCTCGCTGCCTGCTGCGCCAGGCTGTTGATCTTCACGCACCAGAACCCGATCCCGACCGATCCCGATCTGGCATGGGCGTACTACCTGAAGCTCTGGCGACCGGGAAAGGCCAAGCCTGAATCTTGGGCAGACCACTGGCAGACAGCTTGTGAGCTGATACCGTGACTGCCATTCACTACGATTTGATTGACAAAGGCACAAAGGGCCGGCTGCTGTCGCCCTTGCTGTTCCAGACCCCGATCAAGGGCTTTGACGTTACGCTGCCACAGCCGCCCTGCCAGCTATACGAGGACGGCAGTATGCTACTTGGGCATGGTTTTGAATGGGACTTTGGAAGCGGCCCGGCGGTAGACACGCCGGCTATGGTGATTGCTTCTGCTGTTCACGATGCTCTGTGCCTGATGACAGATCAGGGCTTGCTGCCGTGGTCTGTGCGCGCTCAGTCCGATGCTTTCTTCCGCGAAAGGCTGAAAGAGAACGGGGTGGGATTCGCAAGGCGCTGGTGGTGTTATATGGGCGTTAGGGGCTATTCTAAGCTGGTGGCATACCACAAGAGGGCTAAACCGTGAAAGCTGCTGTAATCGCGTCTGTGATCGTTCTGGCAGGCTGTCAGGGGCTAAGTCTGGAAAACAGTATAGGCATTGACGAAACAGACAACGGGGTACTCTGCGCGAATGTGGAGATCAGGCCCGTGTGGACAAAATCCACCGCCGTGTACTCAAGGATAGAGCTGCCGAAGGGGCAATCCGTTACCCCAGAACAATTGGCACAACTGGTAGCCGCTTGTAATCGCTAGGGTTTCATTCCTTCGGCTCCAGAAAAGCGATTATTGCCGCTTCAATCACTGCTGTACGGTCTGGGTAGATACCCCCCACCAAACTATCAACTCCGTCTAGCGTTGATTGTGGCAGTCTTATGCGGACGTTTTGGCGCGGGTTTATTGATTTCGGTCTGCCTAGTTTACGCTTTATCATGCCATTTGCTCCTTTTTTATTTGTCTGTATTGCTTTTATTTCCTATAGCGTTTTTTTCATGCTCACAGATCAGTGCGTGCAAATCCTCAAGGGTTTCATCCGGGCATTCTGCCCACAAACTGCCATCTTCAAGTGCAGCCTTTGAACCATCAAGCGGGCAGCAGCTATCTTTACCAGCGCAAATATCATCTACAAGGCCGATGATGTCGCTATTTGCATAGCCGGATGGCGTGCGGAATGTGTTGATACTAAGGCCGGTCTGTGTGCTGTAATTGATAAACATGGCTTATCTCCTGTTAGGTGTGCCATCCTTGGCCGGGGTGGTTAGGCTTTTACTGCGCGGACAGCGGCAGCGAAACTCTGATCAGTCAGCGGTAGCGTCACCTGCACTTGTTTGTAGGTAGCACGCACGTTATGCACTACGCGGCCACGCTTTACTGAGCAGCTACCGACGCCAGCGCAAAGCATTGGAGTCGCGCCTACTTTGCCGGCATTTAATACCACATAGCCTGTTCGCTGATTGTCTTGAATTACGTTCAAGTTTTTGTCGATCTGAATCATTTTTTCTCTCCTCTTGGGGCCAGCGGTTGCCGGCGGGGGGGGGTATGTGTGTGTGTGGCCATCCTTGGCCGGTGGGGTTAGTCTGCTGCCAGCATGGCCTGAAGTTTTGCGCGGTGTTGAATGCAAAACTCTAAATGTTGAGCTACATCGGCAGGTCGAAGGTCTGCGCGGTGGGCCTGTTCTTTTTCAATGTAGCGGCTGCATTCTGCAATGGCTTGGATAATCTTGTTTTGTTGTACCTGTGTCATGTTGTCTCTCCCGTCTGGGCCAGCGGTTGCCGGCATGGAGTAAATGTAATGCAGGTATATGCGTGATGCAACAACTATTTTAAGGAATGCAGAAAATAATTTAGGTAGTCGCTGGACATGCAGTGACACAAGAGCGTGTATAATGCGAGCACAGCCCTTGAGGGGCCGCATTTTGACCAGGGGTCACATGGCAAAAAACCTTATACCAAAGGCAAACGGCAGGCCGCGCCTGTACGAAACGCCAGAACAATTCGACGCGAAAGTCGAAGAATACCAGCGTTTTTGTGAAGCAAAACTATACCCGGTGACATGGACGGGGCTTGCTTTATATCTCGGTTTTTCATCTCGCCAATCAATAGATGAGTACTTGAAATATAACGGCTTTTCTGACTCCGTAAAGCGAGCGAAGGCTTTTGTAGAGTGGCATTACGAGATGAAACTGCACGGCACATCACCGACCGGCAGCATTTTTGCGCTGAAGAATTTCGGGTGGAGTGACAAGTCATCAGAGCCTGAAGGCATAACGCCAGATCAAGTTATCCAGATCATCAGAGCGACAAGGCCGGAAAATGGAACTGGCGCTCACTGAACCGCAGGAGCAATTCGTATTCCATCAAGACCCGTTCCCGGCGATGGTGGCTGGCTTGGGTTCGGGCAAAACTCAGGCCGGCATTGTGCGCCTATTGCTCAAAATGCTTGCAGCTCCGGGCATCGACACGGCGTATTACATGCCGACGTATGACCTGTTGAGGCGCAGGGCAATATCCGGCACTGAAGAAATCTTGTCTGCGCTAGGGCTGAAATTCAAAACGAATCGAAGCGATTATGTGGTGAACGTGGAAAACTACGGCGACATGATTTTCCGCAGCTACGACAGGCCGGAAAGGATCGTGGCCTATGAGGTTGCGGATTCAATTGTTGATGAGCTGGACACTTTGCCAAAAGACAAAGCCGCAGTGGTATGGCGCAAGGTTTCGGAGCGTAATCGTCAGCAGTGTGGCAGGCCGAACACAATTGGCAACGTGACAACGCCCGACCAAGGGTATTCCGGTTTTACATATGCGCGATGGGTAAAAAATCCATCAAAGGGTTATGCGCTGATAAAAGCATCGACTGCATCCAATCCTTATTTGCCTGACGGCTACATTCAGCAGATCAGGGACAACTACGACCCGATCCTGGCGGATATGTACCTGAACGGCGAATTCGTAAGCCTGTCTCAAAACAAGGTGTACCACTTTTTTGATCGCCGGACGCACCACACGGACAGGGAATTGCTGGCATCGGATAGGATTTGCAATATCGGGCTGGACTTTAACATTGGCGGCACTTGCGCAACGGTGTGGGTGTTGAGCAATGGCATCCCTGAAGCTGTAGATGAATTTGTCAGCCATGACACGCAGGACTTTATAATCAGGGCTGAAAAATACCGGGCAGACGGCAGGAAAGTTATCGTGTATCCAGACGCTAGTGGGCAGGGCAGATCAACAAACGCCAGTCAGACTGATGTACAGATGATTCAGCGAGCCGGATACACTGTTGATGCGCCTAATGCTAACCCGGCAGTCAGGGACAGGGTGAATTCCATCAACGCCCTTTTGGCTCACGGCAGGCTTCGCGTTAACACATACAAATGCCCGCTACTGACTGACGCTATGGAGTCACAAGGATACGACAGCAAGGGAGATCCAGAAAAGTCTGGCGCTCATCCGTCAATTGATGATTGGAACGACTGCGCAGGATATTATATTCACCGAAAGTTTCCGATTATTCGGCCCGTTTCGCTTGCGCGAATGGTTGGCGTATAATCGTTGCAGAGGTTTAAAAATGGCTCAAAAAGGCGTCCGCACCGAAAACCCCGAATACTCCGCAGCAGCAGGATTGTGGCAGCGTTGCGATGATTGCGTCGAGGGTGAACATCGCATCCATTCTCGCGGCATGACTTACCTGCCGAAGCTCACCGAAGAAGAGCCTATAGACTATAACGCTAGGCTCAAACGCACGCCGTTCTTCAATGCGTTCTGGCGCACAGTGTCAGGCTTGAAAGGCACCATGTTTCGCAAGTCGCCTATTCTGATCGCTCCGATTTCCGTTGTTGAATCACTGCAAGACGCAGACATGGCAGGCACTCCACTTAATGCGATGGCTCAAGAATTAGCACAGGAAGTCCTGACCAGTGGCAGGGTGGGCTTGCTTGTGGATTATCCGCAGATTGACCTATCCAGCGACATGACTCAAGCCGATTTTGATCGGATGGGGCTGAGACCGTTTCTGGCTATGTACAAGGCCGACTCGATTTTAAACTGGAAGTCAGCTCGAATAGGAAACAAGCTCACGACCACAATGGTGGTTTTGCGTGAAGCTGCATCGTTGCCTGGTAATGACGAATTCGCGCAGGATTCCGAAACCAGATACCGGGTGCTGGATTTGACCGCTGAAGGTTATCGGGTCAGGGTGTTCCGTATAAACGAGCGCGACGAGGACGAGCTGGTATCCGACTCGTTCCCGCTGATGTCAGGCCAGCCGATGACTGAAATCCCGTTTGTGATATTCGGTCATGACTCGCTTTTGTGGCCGGTGTCATCTCCGCCCCTTTTGGATTTGGCCGAACTGAATCTGCATCATTATCAAGTCAGCGCAGACTATGAGCACGGCTGTCATTTTTCAGGACTGCCAACGCCTTTTATTGCTGGTTTACAGTTGGAGGATGGTCAGAGAATAAGGATAGGGAGTAAAACAGCTATTGTTTGCCCTGATCCGCAAGCGACCGCAAGCTACCTAGAAGTCACTGGTGATTTCGGTGCACTGCGTACCAATCTTGATTCAAAAAAGGCCGAAATGGCTGTGCTTGGTGCAAGAATGCTTGAATCGCAAAAAGCCAGCGTTGAAGCTGCAGACACTTTGAAGCAGCGACAAGCTGGGGAGCAATCGCAGCTCGCGGCAATGGCTGACATTTTAAGCATGGGCATCACGCGGGCGCTCGGCTGGTTTGCTGCGTGGATGCGAGCAAGCGGCGATGTGAAATACCAGATCAATAAGGACTTCGTGCCGGTGGGCATGACTGCGCAGGAACTGACTGCGATGGTGAGTGCGTGGCAGGCTGGGGCAATGTCAGATCAGACGCTTTACAGCAACCTACAGGCTGGCGAAATCGCAGATGCCAACATCACGTTTGAAGAAGAACAAGAACGGATTGCAGCATCAGGGCCGAGGTTGATCGGTGGCAATTAACCGCATTTTCGACGATGCCGTCGATTTGCAATTGGATCTGTTCCGCACTGCTGCCAGTGTGGAATCGGAGGTGCTGGACATACTCCGAACGCTTGAGCGGGAGCTGTTGGGTAAGCTGGCAGGCAATACGATCACTGAATGGTCACGCACTCGCACAAATCAGCAGCTACGCGAAACCCGGACATTGATACAGGAGTATTACGCACGGGCGGCTGATGTATCCATTGAAGCGATGGCGGGTATCGCAAACGTAACAGCTACCGCAACCGCTGCAACGCTCCTTGTGACTGAGTCGCAGATCACGCGTTTATCTGATGACTTCCTGCGCACGCTTGCCGGTGATTCCATTATCCAAGGTGCGGTTCAATCAGACTGGTGGAGCCGTCAATCTGCGGATACTGTTTTTCGGTTTAATGGCGCTGTGAGACAAGGGATCGCCGCCGGGGAAACAAATCAGCAGATCATCCGGCGGGTTCTGCAATTCATGGATGTATCCAGAGCAAACGCTGCTGCACTGGTGCAGACCAGCACGGCGACTGTTGCAAATGACGCTCGCATGGCGATGTTTGAGGCCAACGCAGACATCATCAAGCGATACCGCGCAGTTGCTACGCTTGACACGAATACCTGCACGCGATGTGCGCCGTTGGATGGGCTTGAATGGGAAAAAGACGGGACTCCGATAGGCCATAATTTTCCAATGCCCCGTTATCCTTTGCATTTCAACTGCTTAACGGGCGATGCGGTAATAACGTCCGGTGGTGATGTCACGGGTTACAGTAAACGGTGGTTCGATGGAGAAGTTGTCGTCATTCAGACCGCCGCTGGTCGAAAACTGACCTGCACCCCAAATCACCCGATACTCACGGGGCGCGGATGGGTTGCTGCGGGCTTGCTTGATGTAGGCGGCAACATAATCAGCGACCGCTTGAGTCATGGGCGAGCCGGCATTAACGGCGACCATCAAGACGTGCCAACCACAATTCATGATGTGATTGAATCGGCGTTCGGTTCTGGCAAGGTGCGCCCCGTGCCAATGCCAGTGACCGCCCGCGACTTCCACGGCGACGGGATCGGCAGCGATGTCGCAATTGTATGGGCCAAAAGCCTTTTGAGTGGTGAATTCAATACCTCGCGCCGCAAGCATGTTGCAAAGCATGACCTCGGATTTGGAAATTTTAACCGCCTGGGTTCTCTCTCTGGTTTGCGCAGACTTGGCGAGTCTCTGAAAATTGGCGGGCTTGCCACGAATAGCATCATGCGCACGGCTAGCGAGCTGTTTTCGCTGCTCTGGGGTGGCCGCTGCCATTCGTGCGGATTGCTGCTCTCCACGGTTGCGGGTTTTGATTCCGGCGTCAGCGAAGGCGCGAACCATAACCATGCGGCTAACTCCCATGCGTTCCGCAATTCCAGAAATCCCGACGCCAGCATGATAGATACGCAAAGCGTTAACCATATCTACCGGCACGACACGGCGAGCGGTATCAACACCAGCGGCGTTGAGTCTACGGATAACGCAACTGATGCCTACGCCAAGCTCGCGGGCGATTTGCTTGCAGGAAGCGCCGGCAACGTGGCGAGCGATCAAATCATGAGTGTTGAGCGTGTCGATTTTCATGGCTATGTGTACAACCTCGAAACAGAAAAAGGGTGGTATGTGGCAAATGGAATTGTAACTCATAACTGCCGATGCCTGTTGGTTCCCCAAGTATTTGATTCTCCGCCCAGTGGGCAGCGAGCAAGCGCAGACGGCCCTATTTCCGCAAGAACCACATTCACTGAATGGCTTGAGCGCCAGCCCGCAGAAAAGGTCGAAGAAGTCTTAGGCAAGGGCCGAGCCGACTTGTTCCGGTCGGGAAAGATTACCCTGGCACAGCTCACGAATGGGGCTGGCAGGCCGTTAACGCTAGACCAGTTGAAAACAAAATACACTGCACCACCAAGGCCGCAAATTCACACGGACGCACTGGATTATGTGCAGAGCGTTGGTAAAAAACGCAATATTGAAAGTGCGCTTATATACGACCCCGCAACCGGTAAGGAAATCTTTAGGAAAACTGGCGGGGCATCACATGTAGAGTTTGCCGACAGGGAAATGAACGTGATGCGCGGGAACGTGATAGTTCACAACCACCCAGGCGCAGAGGAAGCAAATCTTAGTCTGGGCGACTACAACATGACAGCCAAAACAGGAGCAAAAGAGATCATTGCAGTTACCCCAACCGGGACGCAGTTTGTTGGCGCATCCATGAAGCGAATACCGCAAGAGCAATACAACAAAGGGCTGCAGGCCGCAAAAGAAGCGGTAAAACGGGCGGTCCAAAACGCAGGCGGGAAAGTGACTCCGGAAATACTATCGTTATTCGGCCACGCTTTGAGCGAGTCGCTACAAAGAGCCGGGCTTGTATCTTACAGAGTGGAAACGCCAAGCGCGGCATTTACAAAGGCAATCGAGCAAAACAAGACGCTGCTCAATGAGGTCATTGATTTGATCACGGACGCGCTCAAATGATAATTATCGAAACCCCAACAGAAATTCTGTTTTCGCCAACGCAGGAATCTGTGACCAAGTGGATTGAATACTTGTCGGATCTGCCAGATTCTCCAGAAAAAGAGCAGGCCATCAAAGACGCAAACCTTATACTGGCCACGCTGAAATAAATTCGCGGCAGTGCCGCACAACCGCCCGGAGGGCATCTTATGTTTACAGCAGAGCAACAGGCAGAAATTGACCGCTTGATCGACGAGGCCACTTCTGGCCTGAAAGCCAAAAACGACCAGTTGCTGGCGGAGAAGAAAAAACTCCAAAAAGACCATGCGATTGACCCGGCAGAGGTTGAGCGGTTAGAATCCGCACTAGATACCGCGAAGGCCGAGCTTTCGCGGATGACCAAAGAACACAAG